CGTCGCTGCACGGATCAGTGAACTTCGTCAAGAAGGTCATTGCATCTACACAAACACAAAAACTTTGCAAGATGGACGTAAGATTAACTTTTATCGGTTAGGTACTCCAACTAAAGGTCTTGTTAAAGCTGCACTACAATCTGGTTATTCACTAGGTTAATATCATCTCTTAGGTGGTAAGAGGAGCGTAATGCTCCTCTTTTTTTCTATAAAAATGGAGTTGTTATGGAAATTTCTATCAAAGCCGAAGATCTGCAAAAGAAAAGCATCTTCGTTGCTACACCAATGTATGGTGGGCAAAATCACGGACTCTATATGAAAGCATGCCTTGATCTTCAAGGTCTTTGCGTTCAGTATGGAATCAATATTAAATTCTCATTTCTTTTTAATGAGTCTTTGATTACTCGTGCGCGAAACTATCTTGTTGATGAGTTCCTACATCGATCAGACTGCACACATCTTTTGTTTATCGACTCTGATATCCATTTCAATCCACAAGATGTACTTGCTATGCTTGCATTAGATAAAGATGTTATTGGTGGTCCATATCCTAAGAAGTCGATTAAATGGCGTTCAGTCGCAAAAGCATTGAAGTCAAATCCTGATATGGATCCAGGTCTTCTTGAGAAAGTGACTGGTGATTATGTGTTTAATCCAGTTAAAGGTACTTCGCAGTTTTCTGTTTCTGAACCATTGGAAGTTATGGAAATTGGTACTGGGTTTATGATGGTAAAGCGTGAAGTGTTTCCTCAGTTTGAGAAACAGTATCCAGAATTAAAATACAAACCAGATCATGTTGGTCAAGCTAACTTTGATGGCACTCGATACATTCATGCATTCTTTGATACTGTGATTGATAAAGTGTCTGAACGTTATCTATCAGAAGATTATATGTTCTGCCAATGGTGGCGTAATATGGGTGGCAAGATTTGGTTATGCCCATGGATGCGCACTCAACACATTGGCACATATCACTTCCAAGGAGATATGCCAGCAGTGGCAAATTATGTTGGAGAAATGTAATGTTCGTTGGAATTCTTGGCTTTATTGGATCAGGTAAAGGTACTGTTGGAGACATTTTATCTGATATTGGTTTTGAAAAGATTAGTTTTGCATCCCATCTTAAAGATGTAACTTCTGTTATGTTTGGATGGGATCGCAATCTACTTGAAGGTGATACTGATGAATCACGAGAATTTCGAGAAGAAGTAGATCCATTTTGGTCTGATAAACTTGGACGTAAATTTACACCTCGTCTTGCATTACAACTAATGGGCACAGAAGTTGGACGTAATGTGTTTGGCGAAAACATTTGGATCCATTCATTAGAGAATAAAATCAAAGATGTAAGTAAACATTACGTTGTTACAGATGTAAGATTTCAAAATGAAATTGATTGGATTAGAAAGCAGAAAGGTATTCTAATTGAAATCAGAAGAGGTAAACTTCCATTGTGGTATAACGTAGCTGATAAAGCTAACAATGGTTGTCAACATTCTATCTCGGTCATGAAAGATATTGAAATTCATGAGTCTGAGTGGAAATGGATTAACAAACAAAATGTAGACCATGTGGTCAGAAATGATGGAACTCTTGAAGATCTACGAGAAAGTATGATTTTGTGCTTGAAAATGTTTTATGGTTATGATATGATTGATGAACTTACTAAAGGAGCATTGTAATGAAACTGTCACCCGACACTATGAATATCTTGAAAAACTTTACCGCGATTAACGAAAGCATCTTTGTTAGACCTGGTAATGTACTTGAAACTATCTCGAAAAAGAAGAATATTCTTGCACGAGCAGAAGTTGCTGAATCTTTTCCAACTGAGTTTGGCGTGTATGATGTTAATAATTTTCTAAGTGTTATCACACTTGATCGTACTGGTATTCCAGAACTTGAATTTAATGATAAAGAGATTTTGATCAGTACACATTCTGGTCGCAGTAAAATTCGATATCGTAAAGCAGCAAAGGAAACTATTCTTATCCCACCAGAAAAGGGTATTAATATGGATTCAGCAGAGATTAAATTAACTTTTGCTGCCGAAGACTTTGAATGGATCACTAGAGTTGCAAGTGTTTTGAGTTCTCCAAATATTGCATTCGTTTCTGATGGTAAAAATGTTTTCGTTGAAGCATTTGATAAACTTGATGTTGCAACACATGCAAACTCAACTGATATTGGTGAATTTATATCAGAGAAACCATTCAAGATGATTTTTGCTTCTGAGAATCTTAAATTGATTGCCGGTGCATATGATGTTATCATCTCTTCAAAAGGTATTGCACATTTCAAAAACAAAAATGCTCCAATTGAATACTGGATCACTATTGAAACTGGTTCTAAGTACGGCGCTTGATTATTTTTTATATTATGGAGATTGTGAATGGAAAATCAAATGTTGTGGGTCGAGAAATATCGCCCACGCAAAGTTGCTGATTGTATTCTCCCGGAAACTCTTAAATCTACATTTCAGGAATATGTTAATAGAAAAGAAATCCCAAATCTGCTTCTTACTGGATCCGCAGGTGTTGGTAAAACAACAGTCGCAAAAGCCCTCTGTGAAGAAGTCGGATGCGACTATATTGTCATCAACGGGTCAGACGAGAGCGGCATTGACACATTCCGTAGCAAAATTAAAAATTATGCATCCTCAATGAGTCTTTCTGGTGGTCGAAAGGTCATCATCATTGACGAGGCAGATTATCTAAATCCTAACTCAACTCAACCCGCACTTCGTGGTGCGATTGAAGAGTTTGCAATTAATTGTTCATTCATCTTTACTTGCAATTACAAGAATCGCATCATCGATCCACTTCATTCTCGGTGTTCTGTCATTGAATTCAAGATTGAAAATGGACAGAAAGCAAAGATGGCAACTAAATTCTTTAAACGAGTTGAGAACATTCTTCTCAACGAGAATATTGAATTTGATAGAGAAGTTGTTGCTGCTGTTATTACAAAACACTTTCCAGACAATCGGCGCATTCTAAATGAATTGCAACGATATGCTGTGTTTGGTTCTATCGATAAAGGTATTCTTGCAGCAGTTGCTGATGTTCAACTTACTGGACTAACTAAATCATTGAAAGAAAAAGACTTTACTTCTATGCGGAAGTGGGTCACAAACAATCTTGATAATGATCCTAAAACAATTCTTCGTAAGATTTATGATTCATTATATGATCTATTGAAACCAGATAGTATTGCTCCTGCTGTGTTGGTTCTATCTAAGTATCAATATCAATCTGCATTCGTTGCAGATCAAGAGATTAATCTAGTTGCATGTCTTATTGAATTTATGGTTGAGTGTGAGTTCAAATGAAATTTGATCTATATGGAAATAAAATATTAGATGCTTCTGATTTTTCTAAGAAAATAATGAAACATTTTAATGATCAACAAGAGATTAGAATCTATCATAGTTTTGGAACAAAAAGTGGTCATGAAAATGATTGTTCTACTATTTTCCCTAGATCTGCAATATATTGCATTTATAAAAATGGTAAACCAATATATGTCGGTCTAAGTCGAAATTCTACTCATAATAGGATAGGTAGATTTGTTCAAGGTGCTTTAAATAAAGAAACTAAGAACACTAAACATCCTGGTGGCCGACGATACCGTATAGAATATGGTGATGACTTACGAGGATTAAGTGTTAAGTATTTTGATATGACAAAGATAAATCTTCCAGAATACATCTCTATGGAAGAAATTGAACTTGATCTAATTCGTAAATTGAAACCAAAGTTGAATATTCAAATTCGAAACTTTGCACACATTGAACAATGTTCATTAGAGGCACTATAATGGATCTATTTAAAGACATTATTCCATCTATACTTCAAACTAAGAAGTACACTTTTTCAGAAGAGTCGTATAAACCATACGTTGCAAATAAAGCATTATCTTATCATATTGATTGCGTTCCATATGCAAATCAAATGAATATGTCTACATCACTTGATTCTGAATTGCAATATCAGTATCTTCTAAATACTATTCGTGGGATGAAACGTAAGTTTCAACCATGGCAAAAAGCAAGTAGTATTGAAGATTTGGATTGTGTTAAAGAATACTTTGGTTACTCTAATGCGAAAGCAAAAGAAGCACTACGTATCTTAAATAAAGACCAGATATCTTTGATAAAAGAAAAACTAGACAAAGGTGGAGTGAAGAATAATGATAAGAATCGAAGATCTGGTTGAAGTAACACTCGGTCAAAAGGACGACTTTCTTAAAGTCCGTGAAACGTTGACACGCATTGGTGTTGCATCAAAGAAAGAAAAGACTCTCTTTCAATCATGTCACATTCTACATAAACAGGGTAAGTATTACATTGTCCACTTTAAAGAGTTGTTTGCTTTAGATGGTAAAGAAACTGACTTCTCTGAAAACGATATGGCACGTAGAAACACTATTGCGAATCTTCTAGAAGACTGGGAACTTCTAAGAATCGTAGATGAATACAAGACTGAAGAACCAACAGTCTCGTTGTCACAAATCAAAATTCTTTCACATAAAGAAAAGGGTGAGTGGCAACTCGTACCCAAGTACAATATAGGGTCAAAAAAAGTACTCAATAAAGAGTAATTTTGTATAAATAATAACGTGGATGCCGATTGGGTCCACACTATTATCAACTCGCTTTAATTAGGAGAAACCTATGACGCACATTTCGTTGCCTTATGGCAAATCTTTGCTTCCAGCCACTGTTGGCTTTGACCGTCTTCTCAGTACATTCGAAGAATTCGATAACATACTGACAACTAAGACGCAGACTTATCCACCATATAATATCATCAAAGAAGATGAATGCAATTATACTATTGAAATTGCAGTCTCTGGCTTTAAACGTGATGACATTGAAATCACAACTGAGGGTGGAAAGCTAACAGTCGGTGGTTCAATTAAAACCACAAGAAGCTCTGAGAACTTTCTACATCGTGGAATCGGCAATCGTGACTTCTTTCATAAGTTTGTTCTTGCCGAAACAATCGTTGTAAGGGATGCTGATCTAGTTGATGGTCTTCTTGTTATTAAACTGGAAAATGTTATTCCAGAAGAGAAGAAGCCTCGCAAGATTCCTATCGGACAACCTGTTGCACCAAAACAACAGTTGAAAGGTAAGACTTGACACCTAGACTGGTGTGATGTATAATTCCAAGTAAGCGTAAAAACTTACTTGGAATCTAAATTATGAAAAAGAACCATCTAAACAAACCGATCAAACTGCGGAACAAAGTGACGCAGGATATCTACTTTACTTTTCACGATTGGCCATCAAAAGAAATTGATGGTGTCAGTTTTGTTTCTGTTGTTCCAGATAATCTACTAAATAAACTTCCGATGCAAAAACATTGGATGCGTGAAGATTCTTTAGTCAAATCAAAATAAAAATACCGCCTGTAGCTCAGTGGATAGAGCAACAGCCTTCTAAGCTGTGGGTCGCAGGTTCGATCCCTGCCAG